GCAACAGGAATAGACAAACTTGTTAAATTTATTGCAGGTGAAGACTGCGGATGTGACGAAAGAAAAGAAAAGTTGAATAAACTATTTCCTTATGCAAAACCGTTGTGTTTAACAGAAGACGAGTTCAACACGTTAGACACTTATTTTAAGCAAAACACGAACACCTTAACAAGCGATGAACAAACAAGTCTAATAGCAATTAATAACAGAGTACTAAACCAAAAATTAACCTTTAGCACTTGTTCAAGTTGTTTACGTGATTTAGTAAGTAAGTTAAGAGTAATTTACAACGAATATACTCCAGAACAAACAGAAGAAAATGCAAGTAACGAAGGTTAAAATAAACAGCATAAAGACGAACCCAAAAAACCCACGTTTAATAAAGGACGATAAGTTTAAAAAGTTAGTCAATTCAATTAAGGAGTTTCCGCAAATGTTAGAACTACGACCAATTGTAGTAGATGAAAACAATATTATTTTAGGTGGAAATATGCGACACAAAGCCTGTATTGAAGCAGGACTAAAAGAAGTTTATATTGTACAAGCAAAAGACTTAACAGAGTTACAAAAAGACGAATTTATAGTAAAAGACAACGTAGGTTTTGGAGAATGGGACTGGGATATTTTAGCAAATGAATGGGACACGGACAAATTAACGGATTGGGGTTTAGACATACCAATATTTAAAGATGCTGAAAATGAATTAAAAGACTTATCAAGTACAATAGATAATTTATATCGTATTGAAATTGTATGTAAAGACGAAGAACATCAAGAAAATACTTATAACAAATTAATAGAACAGGGTTACGAATGCCGACTTTTGACATTATAAAACAAGTAAAGCCAAGCAAAACGTTTAGGGTTGCTTCTGTAATAGGTAAATTTGATTTGCAATCTGAAAATATTGTAGAACATTTTAAGGGCGATATTGAAATACCAGAACAATGGCAAATAGGTTTAATTGTAGGAAAAAGCGGAACAGGTAAAACAACGATAGCAAAACAATTATTTGAAAATGCTTATATAACATCTTATGAATACACGAAGGAAACTGTTTTAGACGATATGCCAAAAGAATGTAGTGTTGAACAAATAACTTCAGCATTTAATTCAGTAGGATTTTCAAGTCCACCAAGTTGGTTAAAGCCTTATTCCGTATTAAGTAACGGACAAAAAATGCGAGTTGATTTAGCAAGAGCAATATTAGAAGAACAAAAGTTTTTTGTATTTGATGAATTTACAAGTGTAGTAGATAGAAATGTTGCTAAAATAGGTTCTTTTGCTATGCAGAAAGCTATTAGAAAAACGGATAAAAAATTTATAGCAGTTACTTGTCATTTTGACGTACAAGATTGGTTACTTCCTGATTGGGTATTTAATACGGACACAATGACCTTTCAAAGTTTTGAAGGGCAAAAAAAAAATAGACCAGAAATTAAATTTGAAATATTCAATTACCGAGATAAGTCAATTTGGAAAATGTTTGCTAAGCACCACTATCTAAGTCACACACATAACAACGCTGCAAATGTATTTATAGCGACAGTAAACGATGAGATAGCAGGATTTATAAGTGTATTGCATTTTCCACATCCAAAGGTAAAGAATATGAAGAAAGTTCACCGATTAGTTATTTTACCTGACTATCAAGGAGCAGGAATAGGATTGAGATTGTTAAATGAAATTGGAAAAGTATATAAACACGAACAACAAAGATTTAACATTGTAACATCAGCACCAAGTTTAATAAACGCATTGAAAAAATCTATGGAATGGAATTGCAAACATTTTGGAAGAATGCAAGCACATAAAGGAGTTTTAAAAAGTAATGTTGGAAATTTATCAAATGGTTCTGAAAATAGAGTTACCGCAAGTTTTGAATTAATTTAAACAACGAGAATACAACAATCAAATGGCAAATAAAGATATACAACCAAGATGGGAGAAAGGCGAAAGCGGAAACCCAAACGGACGTCCGAAAGGAAGTAGAAACCGAAGCACAATAGCACGTCTTTGGTTAGAAACTACACAAAAAGCAAAAAACCCAATAACAGGCGTTGAAGAAACTTTAAGTCAAGAAGATTTAGGAACTTTGGCAATGGTTAAAAAAATGCGAGACGGCGATGTTTCAGCATACAAGGCACTTATGGATAGTGGCTACGGTGCGCCTGTTCAACAAATAGAACAAACAAATATAGAACAACCTTTATTTAATTTAGATGAATTAACTAAAAATGAATAATTATTACGTATATACACACAACAATATATTTACAGGGTTATGTTTTTATGTTGGTATTGGCAAAAACGATAGGGTATTTGATGGGGGTTCTAAACGCAATAAAAAATGGAAGCAATATGTTTGGAAAAATAACGGGTTTCGATTTCAAATAATTGTTAACGGAATTAGTAAGGAAAAAGCATTAAATATAGAACGTAAGTGCATAATAAAATTAGGGCTTGAAAATTTATGTAATATTGTAGGTGAAGAAGGAAATAGCACTGCATTTAAAAAAGGACTTACGCCTTGGAATAAAGGGTTAAAAAATTCGCAATCAACATCAACTAAAAAAGTTTCTTTTAATGGAAACAATTTTGACTCAATTAATTTATTAATATCACATTTACAAATTGGAAAAACTACTTTTTATCGTAGATTAAAGAAAGGAGTAATTAAAATTAAATATGTTTAAAGTAACTACTGCAATAAAAAAAATACTTAAATTAAAAAAAAGAATTTCAATTATTCAGGGTGGCACAAGTGCGGGAAAGACATTTTCAATAATACCAATTTTAATAGACAAAGCAACAAGAACTTCTAATTTAGAAATAAGCATTGTTGCCGAAAGTATTCCGCATTTAAGACGCGGAGCGTTAAAAGATTTTATTAAAATAATGAAATGGACAAACCGTTTTTTTGAAGACAAGTTTAACAAATCTTTATTACGTTACGAATTTTCAAACGGTTCTTATATAGAATTTTTTAGTGCAGACGATAGTTCAAAGTTAAGGGGTGCAAGGCGCGATATTCTTTATATTAACGAATGTAACAACGTAACATTTGAAAGTTACAACGAACTTGCAATAAGGACAAAAAAACGAATATACCTTGACTTTAACCCAGCTAACGAATTTTGGGTACATACCGAACTAAAAGACGAACCCGACACAGACTTTTTAATTTTAACGTACAAGGATAACGAAGCACTTGATGAACGAATAGTAACGGAAATAGAAAAGAACCGCTTAAAAGCCACGACAAGCAGTTATTGGGCTAATTGGTGGCGAGTATATGGCGAAGGACTTGTTGGAATGTTAGAAGGAGTTATATTTTCAAACTACAAACTAATTGACACAATACCAACTGAAGCACGGTTACTTGGTTACGGTTTAGACTTTGGGTATTCAAACGACCCAACAAGCATAGTAGAAGTTTACAATTACAACGGACAAAGAATACTAAATGAAATATGTTACCAAACAAGTTTACTAAATAACGACATAGCAAAGAAACTACAAAAACACGTAATAGCATACGCAGATAGTTCAGAGCCTAAAAGCATTGAAGAAATACGCAGAACAGGACAACAAATTAAAGGAGTAACAAAGGGCGCAGATAGTGTTAACTACGGAATACAAATAATGCAGTCGCAATCTTATTTAGTTACTTCACAAAGCACAAACTTAATCAAAGAATTAAGAGCGTACTGTTGGGATGCTGACAAGTCTGGTAAGACATTAAACAAACCGCAGGGAAAAAACGACCACGCAATTGACGCTGTACGTTATCACGAAATGGAAACGTTAGGGCTTAACAATACACACGGGCAATATTTTATACGATGAACGATTTAGAAGTAATGATGCAATGCGTTCAGATTTACATATACCAAAAAAAAGGTGCAAAGATTAGAATTTATTTACGTGATATCCGAGATATTAATATGTTAAAACAAGCATACGATTACATACAAAAAAACGAACACAACAAAAACACAAATAATTAATTATTAAGATATGAAGTTAGAAATAAACGTACCAACAACTTTAAACGAAATACCATTAAAAAGCTACCAAGAATTTTTAAAGGTTCAGG